CTACCATCACTTTACCTAATATATCGTATCCAGCCACACTAAATGCATTTCTTAATGCAGGATGGAATGTCATTTTAAATGATACTGACAAGTACGGGATTTCTAATTTTAACCTGGATCTAAATTGCGTAGTTGGACTGTATGGAAGATTGCCATGGTACCATGAATCGAAAGGATTATCGTCTACTAATCGCCCTCGTTCAGAAAGTAATAGTATCGTTGATGGCGCACAGCATTGGTTAGTTGCTAAAAACAAGTTTGGGTTAGCAATGGCCATTAGCTTTGATCCTACTAAGAATTTATGTGCATCTGGTAACGGCGGAGCAATAGTAACAGACGATGAACGACTGTATGCGTATGCTTTAAACTATAGGGACAATGGCAAGCCTTCAGAGTTTTTTACTACAGGTACAAATAGTAAAATGAGTGAGCTAGACTGCGCTCACGTATTAGTAAGAGCTAAGTACATTGATCAATGGCAACGCCGCCGCAGTGAGATAGCTGAATATTGGTGTAAGGCATTTTGGGATTTTCCATTTAGATGTTTGAGTGATGGTGAGTACGTACCCCACGCACATCAAAAATTTGTTATTTACGGCAATGATAGAAGTTCGCTCCATACTAATCTGTTACTAGATGGGATAGATACTAAGATACACTATCCATATGTTTTGGGTGAGTTGCATGAAGCAGTATATCTACAAAAACCAGATTTACTAAGCACTAGCGTTATGTTAACTAGGGGTGTTCTTAGTCTTCCGATCTATCCTGAGTTAACGGATGAAGAAGTAGATTATATAATAGACAAAATAGCTGACTGTTATAAGAATATATCCTAAAGTATAAATATCTGTATGTGGATAATGTCGTTATTGCCAAATACAGCAATTCATTTAATACTAACAATTAGTATATTAGGGTTGATTGCCGGCTTTGTGTTAGGTTTCATCCCTCTCATCGGTAGATATAAACTACCTATTCAACTTATCAGCCTAATACTGTTTGCGTTTTCTCTTTACATTGAAGGTGGATTATCTAATCAAGCCACGTGGGAAGCAAAAGTTAAAGAGTTAGAAGTAAAATTAGCAGAGGCTGATGCAAAGTCAGCCAAAGTAAATACTGTCATAGTCACCCGCTATATTACAAAACGTGAAGTAATAAAAGAAAAGGGTGATGACATAATTCGTTTTATCGACAAAGAGGTAGTAAAATATGACAAGTCATGCCCTATTCCTGAAGTAGTCATTAGGGCTCATAATGCAGCAGCCTTAAACAGCGCAGTAGATGAAATTTTAAGCACTACGACTCCCATAGATACAAAAGATCATAACGCAGCAGCATCTAAATCAACTATGAAACTCCCTAAGAAATGAAATATATACTAGTATTTTGCACAGTGCTATTATCGGGATGTTTTGGTACTGTGCCAGTCAAGCAAAAATTCCCTGAAGCACCTCCTACACTATTGGAGAAGTGCAAAAGCCTAAACACTATAGATAAACCCCAAGTGTTATTAAGTGAATTTATGGGCGTTGTTACTAGAAACTACACAAAATATCATGATTGTGCTGCATTAGTTGACGCATGGCAAGAATGGTATACTTCTCAAAAGAAAATAGCTGACGAGGTAAAGTGATATTCTAGATAAATACATTATAGTCTAGGAAATTACATGTCTCGGGAAATAATCGCATTAGGTACTCGCCCCAATGATGGAAAAGGGGATCCATTACGAACCGCTTTTGACAAAATTAATAGGAACTTTGTCAGCCTATATGACACAGTTCCCTCTGTAGGTCAATCACCTGAGATTATTCGTACAGGATCAGATGCCAACGACGGCACTGGCGACACATTAATTTCAGCGTTCGAAAAGGTCAATGTGAATTTTAAGACCTTATTCAGAGAGCTACCTGAAGCTAAAATACAGTTACTTGACCCCTTTCAGCCTAATCCGGCTGGCGGCAATCCAATACGAACTGCATTCGAAAGAATAAACAGCAATTTTGAAAGTCTATTTCAAATAGCTATACCTGCAACAACAGTTGAAATAATAGCACCATCAGAACAAAATGCAAGTAGCACCGAAAGTACTGTTGCATTGTCTGGTCCTATTAACATAACTAACAACATATATATTACTACTCCACCTAGTAGTACTCCTGCATTAACCGCAGATCCTGTTTCGACAACTACACCATATGCAGTCCCGTATGGACCTTACGGGGCGCAAGAATATATTAACATTGGTGCACAGCCCAATGATGGCACCGGTGATCCATTAAGAGTAGCATTTGGAAAGATTAACAATAACTTTTCTAATCTATTCTACACAACAACTAATACATATAGTGCATATAGCGAGGGTACTGTATCTAATCAGGTTATATTAGAAATTCCAGTTAGTGCATTCTCTCAAGGTACATTTCAGGTTAGATCCAGTAGCACTACCAATCCTGACAGTCAGGGTATAACAATTACAGCACAATTAACACCAAACAATTCAGGTGTTAAGTTTACAGGATACGGGACTACTTTCTCAGGAAATTGTTTAACTAGGTATAGCATGGATGTAGTATCATCTAATGTAAGATTAATGGTAGATCCTTTGGTATCTGACATTATATTACATTTTATATCTTCTCAGGTAACTTTCATTGGCCTCTCTCCGACCGGCACAGATATAGGGTTAGATGGCTATATCAATTCTGTGATGAGTACGCAAGACGAGTTAAATATAGAAACGGAATTTTAATATGAGAGCCAGAGAATTTATCACCGAAATGACAGGATCTATACAGCCGGCTGTAGAGCGTACATTACCTGCTGCCTGGGTAATAGACAAACTAAAAAACAACGATTTCTATATGCAATATAGATTTGGTGTTGCGATTGCAGGTGCAAAAGGTTCTGAACAAAGAAAAAAAGATAATGTTCCTGAATTTGCTAAAGAAACACCCTGGGGTGAAAATGAAGTAATTGTTTCATACGCAGGTAAAGATCCACTGCAAGGTTACTTAGACGATGCAATGAGAGAAATGGGATTGAAACCAAGTGATGCTAAATTGGTAACCACACCCCATAGCGAAGAACCAGTAGATACTGGAAAAACAAGTACATTAAAGCCCTTTAAAGGATACAAAAAATGAGGGCAGAAGAATTTATGGTCGAAGCTAAAAAAGGTAAAATAAGCAAGCGACAGCAACAGTCTACCCGAGGTGTAAACATTTTTGCAGATGGTCCAGTTGATAGGTACTACGATTTGAATCGTGTCATGATGGCAGTTGCATGTAGTGATGGTGTAAACCCAATAGATGTTAATTCTGAGAGTTGGGTTGGTAAGAATAACACTGCACATCCTTATACAACAGAAGAACAAGATATGCTTAAACTAGCATACAAAGCGGCCGGTATTGCGTACACTGATATAAACAAGGGAGACCTGCGAAGTCAGGAATTAGATAATACTAATACAGTTAGTCCATTCAAAGCATTTAAAGGGTATAAGAAAAAATAAATCTCTAGGGGAATTCGAATAAGTACTGATATATTGTTACAGGACTTATATGATCGATATCAACACAACCCTAGATTTAGTGAAATTAAAATTTTACAACGAATGGCTTTATACTGCTCACATATATGATGAAGGTGATAGCCAGTTTCACAAAGAACTTACTTCACAAGTTGTTACTACATACGTCGATCCACTAAATCTTGCCAAAGATGCAAAAATACTAGATTTGGGTTGCGGCCCGGGTTATTTCTTAGACGCAATGAACATGCGTGGTTATACTGAGTTAACAGGTGTAACTTTGAGTCCCGGTGATATTAAACTATGTGAAGATAAAGGGCACACCATTAAAAAATATGACCTATCGTTCTTACCGCAAAAAGATGGGTACACGGATGAGAGCGTAGACTTTATTTTCCTACGTCATGCGCTTGAACATAGCCCGTACCCCATATTCAGCTTGATGGAATACAATCGTATACTAAAGCAAGGATCAAAGATTTATATCGAAGTTCCTGCCCCAGATTGTGAAAGACGCCATGAGTTCAACTTAAATCATTATAGTATTTTAGGAAGTAATCAGTTACTAGCATTGTTGAACAGAACTGGGTTTGATGTAAATATATTCAATAGCTTAGAATTTGATTTGGGGATGCCCGATCAAAATGGAGAAATACAGAAAGTCAAGGAAAAGTTCTACTGTATACTAGCAACTAAAGCTAGGCCATTAGACATAAAGTAATAAAGATAAATACTCACTATAAGTGAGTATTTTTATGGCAACCCCAAACCCAACTGAAGTCGCACCCTGGTATCTTAGAAATATCAATCAGGCATTAGAGCTAAATGAGGCTACTGGGCAAGTATTTGTTCGTACCGGATTTGAAGGTAACATTATTATTAGTGGTAATGTTAACATTCCTGGCAACATTGATGTACACATTTCAGAGATAGGAACGTCCGGTAACTTAACAGTTCCATGGATGCCGGTCAGTTTAGATGGTAACAGCGCAGTAACAATTACAAGTGGTAACATTACAGTAGCTCAAGGCACAAATCCTTGGATTGTGTCTGGTAACGTAAACGCAAATGTTATTGGTGGTAATGTAAATGCCGCAGTTACAGGGACAGTAGCAGTTAGTGGAATCACAGGAAACATCGCCGGCATTACAGCAAATGTAACTGTAGTTGATGGTGGAGGAAGTTTAACTATTGATGGTAATGTTGGGATTACTGGTAATGTTAATATTGGTACAATGCCAAATGTTAATGCTTATATTACAGGTGGTAATGTGGGTGTTACTGGTACTGTAACAACAGTTCCTGCATTAAGTGTTGGTGATTACTACGGCGAGCCATACGCAATACCATTGACTCCGGTAGTTCAACTAGACGGTCGTTATGGTATTAATACAAGTGATGTTCAGACTTACACAGCAGGTGCCGGTAATGTCACAACCTCAAATAGTTGCTTCCAAGTATCAAGTACCTCAACTGCAGGTTCATATGGATTGTTACGCAGTAAAAGATTTGACACATTCAAATCAGGGCAAAGTTTTGCCGCACGATGGTTTGGTAAGTTTGATACACCACGAGCATTGACTAGTCAACGAATGGGATTGAACAATCAAGAAAATGCCTACTGGTTTGGATACAACAATACGACCTTTGGATTCTTACATACATATGGTGGCAGAGCACCTATATATAGAATCACAGTAGCTTCATATACAGGCGCACAAAATGTAACAGTAACACTTAATAGCATTGCTTATGTAATACCAATCAGTGCTGGATTAACGACAGGTCAAGTAGCACAACAAATTTCCCAATCAGCATTTGGTGGATTGTGGTTAGCTAATCAACGAGACAACACAGTAGAACTACTATACACCGGAGTTGGTTCACTAGGTGGCACATTCAGCATTAGTGGTAGCGGAACATTCAGTGGATCAATTGCACAAGTTCAAGCAGGAGTATCAGCAACAAATGATTGGTATTATGCTGGTACAGATTTTACATTACCAGTTTGGTTCAATCCAGAAGACTTTAATCAATATCAAATGAAGTATAGTTGGCGTGGTGTAAACTTCTTTATTCTGAACCCTGTAACAGGTCAATATGAATTAGTGTATCAACATGTACAAGCATCTAGTGCTACATTAGAAACAATCAATCCTGCATATAAAATAGGTATATTAGCACTAAATCAAGGTGGATCAACACCTGTGACAGTTCGTGCGGCAAGTATGATGATGGGACTTGAGGGTATTACTAATCGTAACAACTATACTGCTGGAGAAACACACACAGCCACTTCATTGTCTCAGAATGTATTGTATCAATTAGTATCAATACAAAACCCATATACATTCAATGGTACTATAAACACAAAAGAATTGTTGTTACAAGACCTTACTGTTGCTACACAATGTAATGATCCTAGTCAACTATACGTTTTTGTTGAGTCAATAGTTGCTCTAGCGTCCGGAGTAGATGATTTTAAATCACAGGGACAACTACCTGTTACTGTTAGTAAAATTAATGGTACTATAACACAGGATCAATATAACCCTGTAGCAACTTTCGTAGTTGGTAATACTGGATCAGTTACGCAATTTGACTTGAATGCTTACCGAGTAGTCGTTCCACCGGGAAGTCAAGCAACGATTGCTATTCTATCTACAGCCGCAATACAAAAGGCATCGTGTGCTATTGTTTGGTACAACGATTAATTAGTATTGGTTAATACCCAAATAAATATATTAATGAGTGGAACAACGTCATTAGTTAAAACGCCTTATGTAAAGACGAAATTTGCAACACAAAAAGAGTTAGATGACTTTATAAAATGTTGCGATCCTAAAACGGGTTATCTATATTTTATGGATAACTTCTTTTACATACAACACCCCACACGTGGTAGCATGGTCTATCATCCATGGGACTATCAAAAAAGATTAATAGAAACTTATCATAACTATCGTTTTAGTATTTCATTGATGCCTCGGCAATCAGGAAAATCAACAAGTGCAGCAGGATATTTACTTTGGTATGCAATGTTCGTACCAGATAGTACTATTCTTATAGCAGCACATAAGTACACTGGTGCGCAGGAAATTATGCAACGTATTCGTTACGCATATGAAAATTGCCCTGACCACATCAAAGCAGGCGTGACCACTTACAACAAAGGGTCCCTCGATTTCGAGAACGGTTCTCGTATCGTGTCAGCAACCACGACAGAAAATACAGGTCGTGGTATGTCTATATCATTGCTATACTTAGACGAGTTTGCATTCGTTAGACCTTCCATTGCTGAGTTGTTCTGGACCTCGATCACGCCTACTTTGTCTACTGGTGGTAAAGCAATTATAACAAGTACCCCAAATAGTGACGAAGATCAATTTGCGTTGATTTGGAAAGGTGCAAATAAAACAGAAGATGCATACGGCAATCAAACACAATTGGGGGTAAACGGGTTTAGAGCCTATAAAGCACATTATTCAGAACAGCCTGGTCGAGATGAAAAATGGGCTGAAGGAATGAAAGCCCAGTTAGGCGAAGATAGATTCCGTCGAGAAATTGGTTGTGAATTCTTGATTGCTGATGAAACATTGATAGCTCCTACTACTTTAATTGACTTAGAAGGTATAGAGCCAGTCACTAGAATGGGCCAAGTAAGATGGTATAAGAAACCTAGCAAAGGTAATATCTACACTGTAGCATTAGATCCTAGTTTGGGTACAGGAAGTGATCCGGCTGCCATACAAATTTTTGAAGCCAATACTACCCATCAAATAGGCGAATGGAAGCATAATAAAACTGATATCCCTAGCCAGGTAAAACTATTAGCCAATATCAACAAATACATAGAAGAATGCACTGGCGAACCTGATAGTATATATTACTCTGTAGAAAATAATTCTATAGGTGAAGCAGCCTTAGTGTCATTAGCAGAATATGGTGAGAGCAACATTCCTGGCATATTTTTAAGTGAACCTGGGAAGAAACGTAAAGGATTTAATACTACGCACAAAGTAAAAATTACTGCATGTGCTAAGTTTAAAACTTTACTAGAAAGCAAAAAGATGCAGATTTATAGTAAGAGTCTTATCTCAGAGTTAAAATCATTTGTTGCTGTGGGTGGTAGCTATGAAGCTAAGATAGGTGAAACAGACGATTTAGTAATGGCCTCATTATTGACAGTGAGAATGTTTCAATGTCTAGCAGATTATCATTTTAGCTTAGAAGAACAGATTCGTGATCATGACGAATATATACAACCTCTTCCCTTCTTTGCTGTATTAAGTTGATAAATACATTATGCCAATTCAAACTGACTCCTTAAACCGAAAACTATACGATCTATTAGATACTAGAGGCTATAACCCTGTGTCTAAAGATAGTGATGTAAACAACGCAGGAAAAACTGTTCCTCCAGAAGAAGCAGATGTTTTCAAGTTCACATTTACTAAAAACGGCGAAGAAATAGATGACTGCTGGGTTACAGTAGACAAAGCTCAGAACCTTATCGTTTATTATGACCAAGATGTAATGAAGAATGCTGATCAAAGCACTTCGGGATCTCAATTCAATGACAGTTGGTTTGGATTACTAAATCATTTGAAGAAGTGGGCCCACTCTAGACAATTAAGCTTTAAGCTAGAGCCTAAAGAAAAGCTCGACAGCGACATGGCACAAAGGACTTATATGAAAAAGAAAGAACAAATCGCGGAAAACAAAAAACTCAATGAGTTGAGTATCGGTAAAAAAATGGCAGCTTACTCTGCTGCACAGGATCCAGAAGCTGATTATGCTTATGGGGATAAAGTCATCGATCAAGCTGATCGTATCCGCGCTAAAATTGTTAAAAAACATGGTGAAAAGATGGGTCAACATGCAGACGCTAAAGCAGATGCAGATCATTGGGGTCGTAGAGATGCCAGTGGCGCACACAAGGGTTATCCGGGTCAAGGCGACCGACTAAGCAAGTCAATGCGTGGTAAACCGGGAGATTATAGAGTTACTAAAGGTGGAAAAATGCACGGAAGCGATGTTAATGCTCTAAAGTCAAGAATTAAGAGTGCGGCTCATCGTCCAGCTCCTAAACCTAATCTACCAGAACAGATAGAGGAAGGTTATTATCCAATGGGAAAACAGGCTAGTTATAGCGATGCAGTCCCTACTGTAAAGATTGTATTACAACATACCAGACAGATCCAAGAAGGTGAGCAACGTTTTCGTAATGTTGCTAGAATCTTCTTAGAGAATACACAAGGTGAAAGAATTCTGTGTCCATTCAACCGCCCGGGTATGGCTCAGATTTATGCGAGACATTTAGCAGAAGGTGGAAAACCTAATGATGAGCGTTGGAATCATATAGGTAGTCTGTGCGAAGAATATACAAAAATGGCAGGGTTTGCCCGTGCTGTAAAGAATGGACAGTTCAATGAATCTGCACAGAAATTAGTCGAAGCAGGTGTTAATCATTTCTTAAGCCTACGTGAATCGTTAGGCAAGATGCGTGGTCATCGTGGCTATAATGCATACTTTGAAAGCTGGACTCCTACATTGATGGAGACAGAGGGCGATGAGCCAACTAGTATCAACGAATTATTCGTACAAGAAACATTAGATCCACGCATTGAAAGTGTAATGCCTATTCTTTCTAAGTTAAACAAAAACTTAGGCGAGATGAAAGAGATAGATGAATTGGCAGAATGGGCTGATAAGCTTATCGAAGGTGATGGCGGGCAAGAAGCCTTAAATCCTATCGGTATTCCTGAGAGTGAAGATGTAAATGAAGGTCATATGTCTAATGTTGATGTGATTATGCAAGAACTTGGATCGGGAGTTCGTGACATTTATGACACTATGAATCACCCTAAGACACCGGACGAGAAATATGTTTCTAATATTCTACAAGACATGTATAACGATATATCGTCTGATAGCGGATTACACCCAGATGATCAGTTTGAAGAAATCATTGATATCATGGGTGATCGTATCGCTAATGAATATCCGTCTGACGATTTAGCAGAAGGTGATGAAATGGATGACGCCGAGAAGGCACACTTGAAACCACAGATACCTGCATATATGCGTAAGGCAAAAGGTGGTGACTGGAAAACAACTGCACAAGATTTAGAAAAAGCAAAAGTACGTAATCTTAGTGGTGCTGAAGGCTTAGCAGCATTAAAAAGACGCGCAGGAATAGATCAGGACGTATCTGAAGATAAAGGTAAGATTGTTGTGGTTAATCCTGAAACACAGCAAGACATGCTAGATTGGTTAGAGAGCGAAGGGTTTGATGCTCCAGAACCAACTACTGATGACAATGGTAACTTAGTCTATGATTTCAAAGATATGGATCATGGTGCTTATATCTATGCTAAAGATTACGACATTGGTAGCGAAGAAGCCGATGATGATTTGTCAGAACAAGCTAAATGGCGTCAAGGCTATCGTGCCTCAGGACACCCATCAGGATTTAAGCATAAGTCAGGTGAAGTTGGTCCTCTAGGCGGAACATGGGATACTGTACGGGACTACGATGACGACAAGAAAGTTCCAGTACAAAGACATCGTGATGAGATTGATCCATTAGCCAATCGTGATATGGCTGGTACTTCAACTACAGGCAACCCATTATTACCTAAGAACAAACAAAAAAATCTTAAAGGTATGATCTCCCGCAGTGCGGGCAAACATGGTCCAGTCGGTCATTTGCCAGAAGGTGTGGCGGAAGACCTAGATGCTGATCAAAAACGTGTAGGTCAATTAGGTCCCACTGAGAAAGTAAAAAATAATAATATCGGTAAACTAGTAGGTGCCAATGAAAGTGTTAATTTATCTGAAATGGATAAATCACAACCATCAAGTGACAGAGGCGGTGAAAGTTCAGGATATCCATATGCTAAAGGTGGTAAGGCTACACCGGTCAAAGCCAAAGACGCAGCCAAAGATGCTGAAAAGGCATTGAACAAGTCTATGGATAAGGCTCATAAGAAAGATGTGAAAGAAGGCTCAGGTTCTAAGGAAAAGCAACATAGCAAGTATGTTGATAGAAATAGCCCAGAGTCTAAAGCTAAAGTTCAAGCAGCAAAAGACAAGATGGAAAAAGACAAGGCTGCAGAACCGGGCAAGAAATTAGCAGATAAGATTGACAAGAAAGATGTGAAAGAAGGCCAAGAAGACCTCGATGCTATCTTAAGAATTATCAAAAGGTAATTTACCCAAAAACCTCACTTAAAAGGTGAGGTTTGCCACATCTGGGATAAATAATATTTGACATTCTGATGTTGTACTGCTATACTTCATCATCGTGTTAGTTACTTCATGGTGAAGTAGCGAATATTAAAACGAGACCATCTCAATTTTATAAGGAAAATATCATGGCATCATTAGCAGAAATTCGTGCGCGTATCGCCGCACAAGAAAACAAATCACAAAAGGGTTCTAATACCCAGTCTGATAACTCTATCTATCCCCACTGGAATATTGACGAAGGTACGACTGCAACAGTTCGTTTCTTGCCCGATTCTAATTCTAGCAACACTTTTTTCTGGGTAGAACGTCAAATCATTAAGCTTTCGTTTAATGGAGTTAAAGGCGATACCAACGTTAAGCAACTTCAGGTTCAAGTTCCATGCATGGAAATGTATGGAGACAATTGCCCTGTTCTTGCAGAAGTTCGTCCTTGGTACAAGGATGAAACTCTTAAAGAAATGGCTAATAAGTATTGGAAGAAGCGTTCTTACATCTTTCAGGGTTTTGTTCGTCAAAATCCTCTTGGAGATGATAAGGTTCCCGCTAACCCAATTCGTCGCTTTGTTATTAGTCCGCAAATCTTTACCATTATCAAGTCTAGCTTGATGGATCCTGAAATGGAAGAATTGCCTACTGACTATATGCGTGGTCTTGATTTCAACATCAAGAAGACCAGCAAAGGTGGCTATGCTGATTACAGCACTAGTAACTGGGCACGTAAAGAAAGCGCATTGACCGAAGCTGAACAAGCTGCAATCGAAGCGCATAGTCTTTTCAATCTTACTGACTTCTTGCCTAAGAAGCCCACTGAAGCTGAACTGCGTGTAATTAAAGAAATGTTTGAGGCTTCTGTTGAAGGTAAGCCTTATGACAACGAACGTTGGGGTCAGTACTATCGTCCATATGGTCTTGATGCTCCTGCATCAAGTTCAGGTGCTCAGGCGGAAAGACAGCCTGCGACTGCTGGAACCAGCGCACCCGCCCCTGTAGCAGAATCTGCCCCTTGGGAAGATGAACCTGCTGCATCAGCACAGCCAGTACAAGTTCCTAAGGCAACTTCTGGCGACAAAGCACAAGACATTCTAGCAATGATTCGTGCTAGACAGTCTAAGTCTTAATTAGGAATGGGGGCTACGGCCCCTTCCTTAGGAGAAAACAATGACACTACCAGACGAACGTTACCGTGCCCTAAAGCAAGGTAAAAAATTATTAGAGGAACTATGCGATCCAGGTCGCACTCCACGTGTACCGTCATTAGTGCGAGATAGAGCAAGGGGAGCATTGCGACATTATCCCAGTGATTATGAACTGGAAAGAATAGCTGATAAATGTCCGGAGTTCCTTGACAAAATATCTTACACTGATAGAATATACATGAAACAACTCGGAGATAAAATTGGCTAAACCATTTGACATATCAAAATTTAGAAAAGAAATTACAAAAAGTATTGAAGGACTATCCATTGGATTTAACGATCCTACTGATTGGGTAAGTACAGGAAATTATGCTCTCAACTATCTCATTAGCGGCGATTTTCATAAAGGGGTA